GCATTGCAAGTTGTCTTTCAGCCTTTGCGATTTCAGCCTGTAACCACTTGTAATCCTCCGTCGGAATTTTAGTGTTTCCGAGCGCATTCATACGATCCCGGAGTTCCTGTATCTTACGGGCAACGACATCTACACTGTCACGGAAACGGAGTATCTGCGCATCATTCTTAAAACCGATTTCTGCCGTGGTTGACAGTCTTACAAGTTGATCGTGTAATGACTGTGCGGCTTTCCCTATGCTGTTGTATTCTGTGATGAGTTTCTGCGGCGTTCCCGTCATCTGCTGTGTAGCACTCGCCGCCTCCTGTGCGGTCTGTGCTATCTGCTGGTTCGACTGCGCGGCTGCCTGTCCGGCCTGCTGTGTCGCCTGCGCTGCCTGCTGTGCTGACTGTGCCACATTCTGATTTGCTGCCGCCGCCTGATCCGCAGACTGTGTAACCTGCTGATTTGTAGCCGTAGCCTGTGAGGAAAGCGTGCGGAGCTGCTTGATAACGGAGTCAAGTCCGTTTCCGAGGGTGTCGCCGATTGCGTCCACCGATTCCTGTAAACTTTTGAGGGCAGCAAGCAATTTGTCCGTCCCCTGCTCAAAACCGCTGTTATCCAGTTCTGTATCAATGCGGATTGAGCCGTCTGCACTATTCGCCATCGCTCTGCCCTCCTTCCTTTTGTTCTTCTAATAGATCATCAAAAATGCTATCAAGCCGATTTTTCCCGGACTTTACATCCTTTGGTCGGTCGATAGCACATAAAAGCCTGTTGGCATTCCAAAATTCTTTTTCGTATTTCTCGAGTTTCTTTCCTTTCGCTTTTTTCTGCCGGAGGGTAAGGACAAAACCCCAGGTCCCCTCGGGATCCACATTTTGAAAGTATCCGAGAAAAGTCCACCAATGAAGATAGGGGAGCGCACGTACCTCCGTTCCTGCTACCTTATTGACAGCCGGGAAAAGGAGCTGCTCGTCCTTTTCCCAATTCACCACCCTCGGACTCGGTCTGTCATCACGCTCGCCGCATTCGATAAATTCATTTGCGGCTTTGATTGCGGCCTCGTAGTCCGAGGAGGGGATTTTATAAAAATCATCACCGAACACCCGGCGCAAGCACACATACGCTTTTTCACTGTCCTGTAATTCGGGATCCGAATAAGCACTTATGATACGCAGGATGCTCCGATAATCTGTATTGATGTTGTATTCTCTGTTATTCACATTAAGTGTTTGCGGTAGACTCCCCAGCATTTCCGTTATCCACCTCCGTAGTTTCTTCCGGCTGTGCCTCGATTGCTTTCAGGTCGTCAAGATACTTCTGTGTTCTGCGCTGTGTCTTTACTGCCTCCTCGGTAATACCCTCGGAGATAATGTCGCCGATAACAACGATGATTGTTTCACAGAAAAAACGACCGTTGACAGATGAAAAAGGATTGCGAGTCTTGAAAATATCCGCTGCCTCGTCCATATCAAACAGGAAATTAAGCTGCTGATATAAAGCCTCCTCCACCTGCTTTAACTTCGCCCAGTCCTCATCAAACTTTGCTGTACCATCGTTCTTAATATCCATATCCTGTAACGGCTCAACGATACCGGGGAGCGTCTTAATGACCTCGTTGTATCTGTCAATGATCGATAAGTCGCCCGGGCGCACATAGATAGTGCATATCTTTTTCCCAAATTTGTTTTCAATCGGGATTGCCTTTGTACCGTCATCAACAACGCCCTTTACCTGTGCGCCGTTATCAAATTTCACTACTTTTGCGTATTCTGCCATTTTTCTTTACCTCCTTAAATAAAAAGGGCTGACACCTTTTGTGCCAGCCCCTAACTGTGCGTGTCTTACGATCAGCCTGCACTACGCTCATAGTAAGTCTTACCTGCGACAACGGATGTGTCGGTAGACTGTACATAAGTTACTGTGCCGTACTTCTCATACCATCCCTCGCTTGCCGGATTGTCAGTAGACTCCGGGGTAACAGCGGTATAGGTATATGTCACTGCGGCCGAAACCGTTACCGCGCGTGTAGCCTTCGTGTAAACCACATTCTGATTTGTCTGCGCTCCGACGGGATTTACCGTAAACGGGATACCAAGCCCTGCGGTGTCACCACCTGTAGACTGCGGTACGATATAAGCCTCACGCTTGTAACCTGTACCGCTCATTGTACCTGCGCTCTGATTAACGGTATCAAAAATGACCTCGAGGAAATAGCCCTTGATGTCACTGTCGCCGTATTTCTCCTGCATAGCAGCCGCCGAAAGTTTCTCATACAGCACCGATGTAGGATCAGCGTAGTAAGGATCCGTTTCGATTTCAGGCTCATAGCCGGAATGCTGGAAAGTTGACTCGCCCAGCACGTTCTTTGATGTTTCGGTGTCCGGGTTCAACTCTTTGGATAAATCGTCATTATCCTTGCCGAGTGCCTCCCAGTTCGTACCGTCAAAGGACGCAAAAAACATAAGTCTGTTACGATCAAGTTTTGCCATGTTCTACGCCCTCCTTACGAAATAACAACGCCGCGCGTTGCCTTTGTGTACGTTACAGATACGCTTGTCTGCGCCCCTACGGGGTTGATGGTAAAAGGAATACCAAGCCCTGCGGTATCACCGCCCGTAGACTGCGGTACGATGTATGCCTCGCGCTTGTAACCTGTTCCGCTCATTGTAGAGCCGTCCTGTGCAACGGTGTCAAAGATAACCTCTACAAAGTAGCCCTTGATTGCATCGTCGCCGTACAATTCCTGCATGGCTGCCGTCTGCAACTTCTCATAGAGTACAGATGTGGGATCTGCGTAATACGGATCCACCTCGATTTCAGGCTCATAGCCGGAATGCTGGAAAGTGGATTCGCCGAGTACGTTCTTCGAGGTTTCGGTATCGGGATTTAACTCTTTGGATAAGTCGTCGTTATCCTTACCGAGTGCCTCCCAATCCGTGCCATTGAAGGACGCGAAAAACATAAGCCTATTACGGTCAAGTTTTGCCATAATACTTTATCCTCCTTGTTTCTATTCGCCGCGCCTGTATGACACGGACAGTTGAATTTGATACTTTGCTACGGAGCTGCCGACCTCTGCCGGATATGCTGATAGTGTCGGTAGGATTGACCGTACCGTACCGTCTGCGATAGTCGGAAAGTTCCCGGCGTTGTTCTGCTCGATGATCCAAGCCACAATCGCCTGATACCAACCTAATACCGCTATATTCTGCTCTATGTCTGCGCCGTAGTTTTCTTTGGATGCAAAAATGTAGTTTTCGGTCTGAATGTCCTGAAGGACACGCTCGCCTAATACATTCTCGCGGTACAGTAAAGTTGACGGCACAGAATATAAGGCATACTCCGTAGGCTTTTCGGATACGTGGTTTACGCCGAAACGGTTGTTTGCGACGATCGCCGGACAAGTCCTAAACCACGCCCTTAATTCCTCAATGTTGTTTACCTGTTGCGACATCCTGCGCCTCCCTTACTATGTCGTCCAAGTGATCCGCTTTCATGCGTTCAAACCAAAACGATCCCGCAAGCGGGTTAAGGTCTGTGTTGTACTGCAACTGCCGCCCGGTAGGGCTTTTCTTTTTCCCCGGAGGGCTGAAAAACCCGGTAGGTTCTCCGCTGTCATCATCGAAAATCGGAATATTCGGACCATACACCTCGCCGTAGTACATATAATGCGCATACGGTCCGGGATAGATCACCTCACCCGATCCAATCTGTGTAGCGGTGTACGCTGATTTCGCCAGCACTCCCGAGTCCATAGGGCAATATGGGAGGCAATAGTCAATAACCAGTTTATCAATCGCCTGCTGCACAAGCCCACCTTTTTCAAGGTTGAATTTTGCGAGCATATCTGCAACATTTGACGGCATAAAGACTTTCGTTTTGAACGATAGCATTAAGCACCGACCACCTTCCAATGTGGAGCGTTATTCGTCCTGCGGTTATCCGTCACGCCCAAAACGGTGACAACCTCACCGTATCTTGCCTGCAAGTCGGATGGTTTTAATCCCGATTCCGTAATAGCAGCTTTCACGATGATGTCGCCATTGCCTAATGTGAATGATGTATTTTCATCACTTGCGGCATAATCCGCAGGTATTACATAGTTCTTTCCTGAAAAATACGCATCCGTGGGGATACGAATTGTAAATTTGTTCGCCGCTTTCAATCCTGACGCATCCACGGTCGAGGCAATCTCACAAAACCACGAAACGCCTACAATCACGGTAGGAATGTACACATCATAGCCCGTATCCGGCGCTTGCCGTTTATTAAATACGGTTATCGTTTCATTGCATAGTTTCATAAGTCCAACCCCCTGTACAGCAAGGGTACGCCCTCGTCATTCGTCACGCCGTAAAGCATTTCCCGGATAGTTTGGTTCATTGCCTTTTGCAAAGCCGCTGTCTGCTCTGCCGCGCTACCGTAGGACTCCGAGTAGCCGTCGGTATTAAAGGATGCGACAAGCGGATTATCCGCTTGCGCATCCACACCTACCTTGCTATCTACCTTGATAAGCGACATTATGCAAAGTTTGACTTCCTCCGGCACTACCGCCATACCCGCAACCCTACTGTCCGTAAGGTAATCGATCCGCTTTTGCGCCCGAAATTCGGATAGGTTGAAATCTGCCTCGGAAAGTGTACCGCCGTAGGATTGATACTCGGCATAGGTCAAATATCTTTCCATAGGCGACTACCTCCGCAGATTAGCCCAGCGAAATGATACGCGCGATAGCGATTGCTTTGCTGTCGATATACTTTCTCGCTGTGCTGGACTGGCCGTTGTTTACCAGTTCCCAGTTAGCGCCCATCTCCAGTTCCGCATCGGTAGGAGAGAGGGTAGCCATAGAGGCCTTTGTGAAGTTGATACCATAAGGTGCAAAGCACTTTCTCTGACGGCTGTAAAGAGTGTCCTCACCGCCGTTGGTTTTGGGATCACGATCCATCTCGTAAGGCACTTTCGCACCACAGTCCGTAAACTCGATTGCGCCGTCGCCAAGTACATAGGTAACGTACTTAACATAATCAGCGGCAATAGGAGCAGTGGTAGTTGCGACAACTGCCGTACCTGCCGTAGTGGACTTTGTAACGATAGGAGCGCCTGTGCCGTATGCCCCGGACTTCTCCGTAAAGGTTACAACACTTGCCGTTGCACCTGTTCCGGCTGCTACGGTGTAATCATCATCGCTTGCAAACAGAGCTGCAATGCCGGATGCGATAAGGGCTGTGGTGTCATCCTGTGCTACGGTGTAAGTTTCACCTGCAACAGTAACGGTGTCATCCTTCGCCCAAGTTCCACCGATAGTAACGGTGTAAACGCCTGCTCTTGCCTTTACATTGATAGTAGGCATAGAGTCGTCAACAAGGACCATACGACCGTTAAGAGTACCGATCGCGAGATCACGCTCCATACCGTTCTCGTCGTTGTACTTTAAGTACACGAGGAGTTTCAGGTTCTCGAGGTTGGTTGCTACTACGGAGTGCATAATGGCAAGGCTGAAACGGCTCTTGTTATCGCCACAAGCACGCTGCATAGTGGTGTTAAGAGTAGTTCCGTCCATGTTCCCGGTTACACCCTCGGAGTTCTGCTTTTCTGTTACATCGTTGGTGTGAGATGCAACAAACTTTGCGCCCTCGGTGTCGTTCATATTGAACACACCGTTAAGGATGTGAACAAGGGTAGCCTGATCGATCTCGTCCCAGTATTCGGAAATCTGACGAGCCACATTCTCCATAAAGTCTGTGCCACCTGTAACGTCATAGGAGAAATCCTTTTCAGTCCAGCCGTTAGAACGACCGACAACCACTCTCGAATGTGTGTAGGTTTCCGTTCCCTTCGGGCTGATATTTGTGCTGCCGTCATAGTTGGTAGGTGCGCTACCACTGATAAGGCCAAGCAGAGGGGTAGTAATGTAGTTACCGCCCGTCTGATCGCTCATAGCCTGCGCCAAGTCGGGACGCTGACGGATTGCACGCGACTTAATCAGTTCGTTACGCTTTGTGTTAGGGATGGTTTCAACATATTTCTGAAACACCTCACCGTTGAAATTCTTTGCATCAAAAAGTCCCATAATCTTTTGTCCTCCTGTTTATTATTGGAATGGGTTTACTATGTTACTTGTCAAAACTGACAACCATATCAGGATTAGAGTTTTTAGCCTTCATCATATCTGATAAAGACTTACCTTTACCCTGTATGCCGGAATTACCCGGTAAAACAATGTCCGGCTTTTTGGGATCCTCGGGCGGTGTTTCGGGCTGTTTAGGCTGTTCTGCCACAAACGCTCCCGGATCGTTCTCCTTATAGACCTTTACATAGTCGTCAAAGCCTAACAGGGTATCCTTTTCCATCTTGAATCCCTTACCGATTGCCTCACGGATAAATTCCTTTTTGGCTGCGGATGAGGAAAATTCAAGCGCATTTGCACGCTCACGCACTGCAAACTCGTATGCCTGCTGCGCGTTCTTTGCCTCCCACGCCTGCCGCTCGGTGTCGTATTTGGACTGTAAGCCCGTCAAAGCCTCCTGCGCCTCGGTCAACTTGTCTGCGTTTTCCTGCGCTGCGTTCAACTTCTTCTGAATATCAGATAAATCAGTATCACGCTGCTTTACCTGCGCCTGCAAGTCGGTAATCTGCCCCTGCAAGGTTTCCCTCTCGGTGTCAAACTTCTTTGCCGCTGACTGCTTTGCGTTCTCAATGTCGGATCCGTTCTCGGCGATGATCTTATCTACCGCGTCCTTATCCAGTCCAAACTCCTCCAAAAATGCTCGTTTCATTGTTACTTACCACCTTTCTACGATTTTTTACGGCTATATCTTGCCTGATTGTTGGTATTTGGGATAGTTTTACGCCGACATCCCACGGCAATATGTAAACGGCTACAAGCGTGTAACCGATTTACTCCTCATAAATGATGTCAAGCCCGTATGCCTCTGCTGCGGCGTGTTCGATCACGCATCCGCGGGCATTTTCCCAGCCTTTGCAGAAATAAGCTGCGTGACAAAGGCTCATATTTTCAAGCGACTTTGCAAGAAAACAAAGAGGAATCTGCACAACGCCCCTTGCTTTCATGTTTTCCGGGTTGTACCATTCGTCGGTGAAAAGGGTATTGACTACCTCGTAGCCTTTTTCTTCCAGTGCAGCTATCGCTTTTTCACGGGTAGCCCTTATTTCTTCCTTTGTCTTGCCGTTCATCGGCTGTGATAACATTGCTTTCATCTGCATTTGCCTCCTTTTTTTTGCAATATAAAAGCGATTTTTGCGGATATTCTGCAAAAATCGCTCTAAAAGTTCTATTTTTGTATTTTTCAGTTCAACTTGACCGCTCTAAATCCCTCAACCCGTAATCTGTCGGGTTTCGGTCTTAATCCAGCCTGTTTTGCTATGCTGTGATATTTCGCTGTCAATGCGTTTATGCGTTCCTGACACTGTTTGCGGAGGGTATCGTCCCCGGCTTTCTGTGCCGCTACCGCTGCGTCCTTTTCCCGGCGTATTTCGGTTTCAAGTTCCCTCATAAGCTGCGATGCGCCGTATTTGGTATAATGCTTTCCGTCTATGTCGCATCCTTCTTCATTCTGCTTTGCAAAATCGTCAAGCTGCTCGTTGGTCCATTTCCGCTTACTGTACTGCGTAGAAAAGGACATTGCAAAGTGCTTACAGTTCCATTCGCCGATAGGTCGTTTAATCGGTTCATACTGCCGGCCGTCTATGTCCGTAAAAGCAAGCCCGGATTGCAGCTTTTCAAATTCCGCTTTCAGGAACACACGCCCCTGCACGGGTTCGTGGTCGGGTGCGCTCATAGCGTGTGCGCTTATCTCGTATGCGTCATACCCTAACGCCTCGCCCATCATATCCGATGCCTGCTGTGCGAGTTGGTTTGTTCCGTCCACTATGTTCTGCCGCAGTGCTGTATCAAGCCGTCTGTGATAGCCGCTTTCATACTGTACCTGCATCCCGTTGTATCCGAGATTATGTATTATGTCCCGTGTAGCGGATTTATAGTCAGTCAATCCGCTACTGACTGCCAGCACCGCCTTATCCACTGCATCCCGGTATTGCTGTTGTACCGCCGTAGTGTTTGACAGATTTACGATCTGTTCTGCGGTCTGTCTGCTCTGTGCCTGTGCATACTGGTTAAGCCTTGCCACATCCCGGGGAGTAAGCTGCGTATGCTGTAATGCTTGCGCAAATCGCGGATCCGAATATGTGTCGTCAAGCACTTTCTGATAGACAACCATAAGCTGTTGTATGGAGGTCTGTGTCGCATCCGCAAGCCTGCGGTTAATGTCGTTTATATCTGCGCCCCATTCCGTCATAAGAATAATGCGGTTTACATCCGTGGGCTTTAATTCCCCGATTTTCTTTATCTGTTCCGCAATCTTGCTTATGAAATATGCGTTTATTTCCTCAAAGTTCGACATAACCTTTTCGATCGCCTGTGATAAGGTTATTGTCTGCGCATTCAGTTCATCACGCATATGGTATCACTCCTTTATGATGTCGGTTTTGTCGGAGGAGTGGGCTGCGTTCCGTCTGCCGGACTTACGCCCTTAATTCCGTTCCCCATCCCTTCATCATCTGTATCGTCTTTTGTCGGAGCGTTGTTTAGGCTGCTCGTATCAAGCCGGGGCATAAGTGACTGCATAGTTTCAATCTGTTCGGTCTGAATTTCCTCCAGCGCGGCTTGTGCCTGTGCTTTCGTTTCACCGAAATGCCTCTGCCTAAACTCGGTCTTGCTCATAAGCCCGGATGCCACAAGGGATAAATCCTCGTTCATCTCCTGCGACTTATCGACAAGGATTGAATCGTCCCAGTCAAAAGATACATCGTATTCACCCTCCGGGGCAAGGTTATAAATCGTTGCAAACTTATCCATCGCCCGGATAACATCACGGAAACAGGTTTCAAGGGCTTTCTGATTGTCTGCAATCGTGGTATAGCTGCGCTGTTTAAGGATACGCATTTCGGTAGCGGTACGAGCCTCCGCTGCGTTTGCATCCGCAATCGTACCACGGGACAATCCGCATTGATCCTCAATACGCATAAGCAACTGATTAAGTCCGTTTACAAGGTTTGCATCACGGATAGGTGGGCTGAATACCTCGTACAAATCTCTTTCGCCCTTATCTGCATCAACCGCGCGGAAAAGCCTCTTATTCAATTTCGGCATTTCCACACCGCCGCCCTCGGTCTTTTTCGGGCGCAGCACGGTAGGATCCACGTCAATAGCAAGTTCGGATCCCTCATATTCCCATAACAGGCGCGAATACTGATGGTCTGCCTCTTTGATAAGGTCAACCGCTTTTGCATAAACACTTGCGCCCATCGGACTTTCAACATCAACACTGTTTGCCGTTGCCACCTTAAACCACCCGAACATCTGCCCCTCGGAGTTTTTAACAACGGCACTTTCCGGCAGATTTTCCCACTGCGGAACACTGGAAAGCGGTATCTCCACGCCGATGCTTTCCCGGTTCGTTGACTTAAAGGCTCTCTGTGTGATAAGCACATTGTCGCCCTCGGTCTGATGCCGCTCCAGTCTTGTATAGATCGTTTTCCCTTCCGTGTAGGTATCCCTGAAAATCACATCCACCAATTCCCCGTCACTGCCGAACGCTACGGGGTATAGGGACCAGTCACAAGTCCAAGCAAAGTGTATGTGTCCATCCTTTGGGTAAGGGCGGAGCGTCATTCCACCCGCTGCGCATCCCTGCTCGAGTTTCTGCCGGAGATCGTCAAAAACCTTTGCAAATTCCTCTTTTAAGTATTTCGCACGCGGGTTTGTTTCCTCCTCGCCGTTTTCGCTGTCATCCGTCTTGCCTGTTATATCCCAATTCAACTCGATAATAACCTGCCTTGCAATTTCGGATGCTATGAATGCCGGAAGGTTTAACGACTTAACCACCTCACCGTCGTTATCTTCATCGGTAAGCCACGGGGCCTGATTAAGATACATATTATACCAGTCGTCAAGGGCATTTATCATATCAACCGATAACGGTGTTTCAATGCGCTCGACACTTTCAATATCTCTGTATGGTATCATTTTATGTATCACGCTCCTTATCAGATTTAGTAATCTTGAAAACAATTCCCTCTGCCTCCCTTGCAACATTTCCCGCGCGCGTGTATAGACTACTCGCGATTAGGGAGAATTTGAGAAAATAGGGAGTATAGGTATATGCCTAATCTGCCTATTTCATAAGTCTATTAGGAATAATTGTTTATTTGTAACAACCACTTAAAAAGCCCCATTTTCAGGGGCTTTCGTGCGTAACAATTATTTGTAACAAATTGTTGCATTTGTTGATTTCTGCTGTTACAATTTTTCGATTGTAACAGAATTGTAACGGTAATTGTAACACCTAAAAAGCGGTACATTTCTGCACCGCTTTTCTACTTCGTATCAATGTTCTGCAAGTCTTTTTCGATCTCATCCATCGCCTTGTCAAACTCGATGGACTGCTTTTTGTCCTTATATTTCTTTCGGATCCACAGTACCAGGCCTGCGGTCATTACGATAAATACTGTAAGGCTGAATACCGGGTTGACCTTTCCGATAGCTGCTATATTGCCGATGTAAAGCAGGACAAACAGGATTTTCGGAAAAATATTGATCCAAAAGGCATAAACCGCCGGATGCAGCCAGGTCCACGAGTAACCGCATTTCGGACAAAGGCATATTGTTTCCTGCCGTTTGTTGCTGTGCGTTGTCTTATACCCTGCGGGTATGATCCAACTGCTTTTTACACCCGTTCGATAGTAACCAGCACCGCCACGCGTCCCGGTATGCCTGACCTGAAACTTTATATCCTTGCATCCGCACATAGGACAAACGCTGTTTGTGTATGCCATATAACCGCCTCCTTTGCTTTGTAGTTAAATTTATTTTACTACATAGCGGAGGCAAAGTCAATATTATTGTCCTTTGCGTTTCCAAACTCGCTCCATCGCATAACGGACGCAATCTATACTGTGATTGTCACAATCGGGATAGCCGGATATGATTTCGCCGTCGTCTGTACGCTCGTATTCGTAGTTCTGAAACTCCCGTGCTGTATGAGGGCAGCGGACAGGATCGATCACGATGGATTTAAGCGACTGCAACCACTTGATACCGTACCGCACACTGTCCGGGCCTTTTATCGCCCCTCTGCAAAGTGATCCATAATCCTTATAGTCGCCTACGGATTTCGGCTCTGCGCTATCTGCGGTTATCAGGTCTTGCCCGGTAACGCCTTTAAGCATAACAAGCATATTCCAAGTTTCGAGGTTGCTTGTCTTATTGCAGCGCATTTCATCATAGATATACAGGGTTTTCCGTGCGCTGTCATAGTGCATCTTGCCCCAGTGGTAAGGATCAGGATACCAGCCCCAGTCAATCCCCATATAAATGTTATCAAAGTGCGATTTTTCGCTGTCCGAGATTTCTCGGATGTCGAGATTGTCGAACACCTCGCCGCCGGTCCCGACCGGGATCCCGAGGTATTCGTGCGTGTAGGCTCGCAAATTCGTTTCTTTCAGCGATTCCGCATCATCAAAGAACTGCTCCCCGAGCCATTCGGGGGATACATCCGTATAACACGACTTATGCCGGAGCGCATTGCGCCTCGGTGTCATAACATATTCATTCGCCCAATTCTGCCGACTGATCGGAGGATTGAACGACTTAAACACTACAAACTTACTGCCACCACGCATAACGGACTGCTGAACGGATCGGATTTCCTCCTCCCCGGCAAACTCGTCCAATTCTTCAAACCACAGGTATTTAAGATACCCTCGAGCAACCTTGATCGACTTTAACTTTTTAGCCTTATCCAGTCCACGGAATAATATCACCTGCCCCGTGGGCTTATAGGTCAGTTTGTAAGGGCTTGTGGTGGCTTTCCACAGGTCATTAGCGCCGAGTGCGTCAATCCCCCATAATACCTGTTCAAATACGGATGTTCCGATAGTGGATGCCACTTTACGGAACACAATACCATTTGCCGCCGGATCCTGCATTATACCGAGCGGCATTTCTGCACCGATAAAGGATGATTTTGTACTACCACGACCGCCGTAAAGGTCGTAATAGGTATGCTTACCATCCTGTATGTCCCAATGAACCGGGTAGAACGATGGAGCGATTATCGAGGATAGCCTTGCACCCTCAATCGCCATCCTTACCGCCTTCTTTCTCCTCGATAGCCTTTATCGCCTCGTTGATCGTCTGCGGATCGAATGCGTCAGTCTGCGTCTGCTCCGCACCGTCCTCGTTCGGCTGCGGTACGACGCGCGGAATATCGCAGATAATATTGATTGCCGGACCTTTGCCGTCGTCAGACTTGCCCTTATCTGCATCCCAATGTCTGAAATTGTTTTGCAGATTGAATTTCGCGCCGTTCGAGCCGTCCTTGTCGTATAAGCGCATTTCGGCGTAATTTTCGATTTGCAGCTTTGCCTTTTCGATGATCTCCTGAAACTTCTTTGACTTCGCCTGATAGTTAAGCAGGCTTTGTCTTGTCGTAAAGCCCAGCGCAAGTGCAAGTCCCGTAATCGTTAAGGGCTTTGCGTCAAGAATGATCGGATACCCGAATTTATCTGTAACGGCTTTGCCGTTATCGTCAAGGAGCGGATGTCCTTTGCACTCCTCAAAATACGCATCTATTTTTACCTGCATTTCTTCGGGTGTTTTGTAAGTCAATACTCCCTGCCTTGCCATAGGACAACCTCCTTTCTTTGCAAATTAAAAGCCCATCCTGTAGGATAGGCTTTAAGACCGTGAGCCTCGCAGGTATTCACGGTACGATCCGTTGTGTAGCACTTCGCCCCGTCACTCAAAACTGTGTTCACACACAGCACCGAGCCGGGGCGGTGGGATAGGGGGCTTACTTTTTCTTTGCTCCGCCCTTATTCCCGGTGTTTTTCTTTGCGGCCGGCTGCTTTTTCTTGCTGCCTTTTGCCATATTTGCATTCGTGGATCCCCACGCCTGCGAAAGCGCCTTTGCCGCATTGCTGTCTAACTGCTTTTCCTTATACGCCATAACCTGCCTCCTTAATGGTTACTCTTTTTATACACCAATGCACTACGATCAATAACATTGTGATAGCCGGATGTGCTGTCCTTAATCACATTATACCCTAAAGCAAGGGCATAAATCGACATATTGTTATTATGGAATGATGTATCATACGCTCCGACTGCTCGAGCAAACTGCGGATGTGACTGTGCAAACGCTCTTGCCTGTGATGCGAGCTGCCTGTCAGTGATAATCCTTGCCGTGTTCGGATTCAATACCGCTGTTGCGGTCGTGCCACCGTACCCGGTATTCCTACCGCCCGTCATATCGAAGTAAGTACCTGCTCCATACGCCTGACCGTTGACCTTGCCTCCGATATAGTTTAATCGGCTGTATTTCATCATATCAATAACATCATCCGCTGACATTTTAACCGTCGTACCGTCATTATTCCGATAGGTTATAGGACTGACAGAACGAGCGAGTATCTGTGAACGAGGGATGTTATTGTCAATCAAATACTGGTCGAAATCGCTATCATCCAGCACCGTAGGCTTTTCATTGATACCTGCCGCAAAAACAAAACGCTGCGTCTGATCCGCAACGTCGTTAAGGAAATTCGGCATATCTATTGTTTTTGCCTGCTGTGCGAGCTGCGCCAACTGTGCATCCGTCATCTGCGATAAATTAGTAACAGCCGCAGGCTGGACAGGTGTGTTCTGATCCGTGGGCGGCTGTTGCGTAATCGGCTGATTCACTTGTGGCGGAGTAGGTTGCGGGAGTGGAGTCGGGGTAGGTATTCGCCTTTGTATTTTGCTATTACTACCTCTACCGCCCATTACTTTTTCCTCGCTGTATTCTTCTTTTTATCATCGCCGGGCTTTTTCAGATTGCGGATACCGTAACCGTCATCATCAAAGCGATTCGTATTGTTCATAGTCGCCTTGCCCTTATTCGCTGTGTTCGTGTTTTTCTTTGTAGCTGCCATAATAGCCTCCTATCCGATAGTAATATCTAATTCTATCTGCTTGTAGTAATTTGCGCCCGAGCGTCCCGGTTTGCCAGTGAAACGCACGCCAGTAATCGTATAACGCTGATTCGGTGCAAGTACGATTTCACCGAGCGCACTACCGGGACCGTTACCCGGCATGAGTGCCTGCGTGTTTGCCGGGGCTTTGTAATTTATCTTAACGGCTTTATCCGTGAACGGTAAACCGCCGTTAGGAGCGGTAGCAAAATGATTATAGGATGTGCTTATAAAGCCATCCTCGTTGAATGTCGCACCAACCAACGATTTCTGTATCTGCGCTATTGACATATTGCTGAAATTCGGCAAGCCGAGGCGTGTCATAAAGTCAGCCCTTGCAAATCTTGTCAGATTGACATTATATCCGAGGTTGTGCATACCATCCATCATAGCGTCTTTCATAAACTGCTGATTCGCTGTGAGTGGCTGCCCTGTTTTCATAGCATAATTAAGTTGCTGTGACGGCGAGTACATACTGCCGGCCGTCGGCTGATCGTGCAAATAATCCTGAATAGCCATTCGGGTATCAATACCGAAAGACTGCTGTTGATAATACTGCCGACCGTTGTATAAATCGTGAAACGGAGCATTGTCCGTGTCGCTAAATGCCTGATTATTTGCCGCCTGTGCCTGTTGCGCCGTGGGAGTTATGTTCGGTTGTGCATTGTCGTCATCATCCGGCTGTAACTGCGGTTGCATTAAAGGCGCAGGAGCGGGTATAGGCTGCGGTATTCGCCTCTGTATTCGGCTATTACTTCCTCTACCACCCATAGTATAACACTCCTTTTATTTTAAGTCAAATTATTTTAACCATTTTGTGAAATAAATTTTACCCGCCAATTTTTGTAACCCACCTCTGCGCTGTGTAGCATCGCCGCCGCAAACTCAAAACTGCGTTCACACTCCACCGATGCGCCGGGGGGTGGGATATAGGGGGCCTGGGTTATCTGCGCTTATTCCATTTGTGAGTGATCCACGCAAGGATCCAATATGTAACGAGCATTAAATACGCTACCATTGCAAGCGTATATGCCAAAAACTTATACATCCGTTTCGTCCTCATCCTCGCGCCATTTCTTGTGGAATGCCCTCACGGTTTCAATCCCGATACCGTACTCGAGGCACACTTCCGGGATGTCGCCATACATAACTATCTGCGAGGGCTGCAAGCGTCGTACCATTTCATCAAATCCGGCATTAAACAACCGTCTGCATTCAGGATCGTTTTGCGTTCCCACACTTGATACTGCGACCACACCTCCGACAGGCTCACCGTCAAAGCACCATTCGTAACTGTCCTCATCCGACCACGATATTGTCGGTATCACCGTGATACCGCTTGCCTGCCAATATGCACCGAGCCAATGCTTACGGTAATGATTGAATATCTGTACAGCCTTCGGAAAGTCTGTATAGGTTGAAAAGTCCGGCGTGCATACAACCTGAAAACGTGAAAGCATATTGATGTATGTGTCCGGGTTCGTCCATAACCGTAAAAACTGGTAATCGTCAACAAAGAAATGGATGCCGTGTAATTCGGGATCCTCGCACCCTTTAGCGTAATTAAAACTTATCCAGTTATCCGCAATGCGATGTTCCGGCTGTATCTGCGGGATGTCATATCGTCCCACGCCGTCAAACATAGCCTTTTGCAGATTCTCATAATTGCGTGTCGTTCTGTACTGCATATTTGCCTCCGTTGGCGCATAGAAAAAGGACCGCCTGCAATACTGCAAACAATCCTTTCTCTTGTGGCTCGCGCCCTGAATACCACGCACGCGGAGCGGAGGCATAGCCCCTCATATCCGGGCGCGTAATCCACGCTATCATAATAACACATATATCCGTGACATTCGGGACAAAATTGCTATACACACATAAAAGGGCAAGAAAAAGGCTTGCCGTGGTAGACAAGCCCTTTTATGTGATCTGCTATGTGGTTAATTTATAAGTCCGATGATAATTGCCTCCTGTTCGGTCTTTAATCTTGCATCCAGTTCATCCTCTGCGGTCTGACTGTCTGCAAAATCGGCGTATCCCATAACGTTATTTCCGTCATCGTCCTTAATGTAAGACATCCACGCTACCCTAAACTGCATACCGTTGTCGATAGCCTCCTGTACGGTATCACCGACTTTCAGTAAAAAGTCGTTAAGAGCCGCTTTATCATCTTTCGGCTCGTCGCATCCGATCCGCTTAAACTCGGGACCGTTAATCTTGACAGGTTCGCCGTCGATTGCAAGGCTCTTGAATGCCCTGCGGGGCTTTTTGGCGATAAGATAACCGCCCTGATCCAAAAGCACGATGTTTTCAAACCCGATCTTAAAGGCTGACACTCCGCTGTATCTACGGTCGCCGTCCGGCAGCGCCTCGGGAGAAAACTGCTTGTAGATTTCTACATCCTCTTTGCTGTTAAAATTGATTGCTGTGGTTAAAATAGCGTCCATACTGTTACCTCCATTTCGTGTGCGTGATCTATTATGGTATCTGCCCTCGTAACCTCCGGGGCGGGATTGTTATTAAAGGACTGCCGGGTAAGGCATCGGATTGAAAGCTGCGATCTTGTATGCTGTCCAAGCGTCTACAATGCGATCATATGTGTTGATTGCAAAATGCTTATACTGACCTCTGCCGATTTCGTGATCGATAACTACGGCGTAGATAATCTTGCCGGATATTGTAGTCTTGCGAGTAAGGTGTACCACAACTCCTAAATTAGTGTGCGCCCAGTTCCTTAATACCTTTACATTTCTGTTTCCTCGTCTTGCCATAGTGTTTTACCTCCGTTTCGTGTGCGTTTAAGTCAAATATTTTTAACTTGTGATTGTATAATAGCAAAACAATTTTAACTTGTCAACACTTTTAGTTAAATTTTTTTCACTACATAAAAAAGACCACGCCTCGGATCAAAACATAATCCGTTGCGTGGATCCTCCGTCCGGGACCTGGCAGCCATCCCGCTGTGTAGGTTCTCGCCTCCGCACTCGCGGCGGGGTTCACACTCTGCACCCTGCCAGGGTTCGGGGCATAGGGGAGGGGGGCTATCCCCCAGGTCCCTCTATTCCTCGTCCATCTTGTCAAGCTGCTCCTGATCGCCTTTGTCTGCTTTCAAGTATCTGTACACCTGTTTCTTTATGCTGTCCTCGAGTCGTGCATCGCCCAAGTGCGCCGCCACCTGATGCCACGATAAGCCATTGATAAACCGCAGTGTGAATGTCATCCGCAATCTGCTTTCGTCTATGCTTTCAATGTACCGCTCGAGTCTGCTGCGTTCGTGAATACACTGTATCTGCTTTGCCTTAATGATCGCCTGTAAGTCCACGATTTCAAGTATCAGCCGTTCCTCCGGGCTGTCAACCACATTCGAGCCGTGGGGCATACCCGTTAAGCGTTGCGCCTGCGGACCTATCTTTGCCTCCAGTTCCTCCAGCCGTCTTTGATCCATCTCTATTTCCCGGTTGAGATAATACAGTTGTGATAGTTCCTTTACTGTCATTTATCCGCATCCTCCTTTTGCTTTGCGTGATGTTCCTGCATAGCCTTTATGATGGCTGCCTTGCGTTCCTTTTGAGCCTTGCAAGACTTTTTACAATACTTCGCCCGTCTGCACAATAAGCAGTTACCGTCTGATAGCCACCGTTCGTTATTTTCCGTCGTCATTCTCCGTACCCTCCCATTCTCTGATTACCCCTAATGCTGCAATCGCATAATCATATGCTTTTATAAGTTCGTCTGTATCCTGCACCAATTCGCATTTTGCACAATCACGTCCGCACGTGTCCGCGCGTTTGACACATTCCTTTTCGATCTTCATAATCCGCTGTGCGTTTAACAGTTCATCCATTCCCCTATGCACCTCCCGTCACTGTCCGATGATCCAACCGATACCGTCCGGCTTTACCGGGATTTCGTAGGCTGTAACCACATTGACAACCTGCATATTGATAGTTGTTATCGTCTGTCCGGCTTTCAGTGCATCCGCTACGGCCTGTAATTCTCTGAATGTCTGCAATGCACACCTGATTCCGTTGCATCTGCCCGGAACACGGAAAAAGATCCGTTATTTTTCGCCTCTGCCTTTTCAAGTGCCTTATAAAATCCGTTAAGGTCTTTCACGCTATCGCCTCCCTTGCTTTTTGTATCTTTGCTTTGAGAGCTGCAAGGAGTGATTCCTGCGCTCCGTCTTTACTTTCCAGTGACCGCACTACATCCTCATCTTGTCCGTTCTGTACAACGAGCCTATGCACGAATACTGGGTAGGGCTGTCCCTGTCTGTGAAGTCGCTTATTTGCTTGCTGGTATTCCTCGAGCGCCCACGTAAGCCCAAACCATATTATGTGATGACCGCCCTGCTGTAAGTTCAAACCATAACCACACGAGGCCGGCTGCGCCAATAACAGATCTATCTTTCCGGCGTTCCAGTCGTCCTCATCCTGTGCGCCGCGATATACCCGTGCGTGTAGGTTTTCGGGCAACGCCGCAAGGATCCGCTCCAAGTCGTGCCGATAGTAGTAATATATGATCGCGTGCTGACCATTTAATTGCTCTATGGTTTCAAGTAACGCCTCGATCTTGCATCTGTGGATCTCCTGCGCCGTTCCGTCCTCGTCATAGACTGCACCGTTACATAACTGCAAGAGTTTCCCGGTCAGTGTCGCCGCCGTGGTAGCCGTGATAACATCCTCCTCCACCTCGAGAAGCATATCCCTTTCCATTGCGTCATATGCCTGCCGCGCTTTCATATCCAGCATTACGGGAATATCCTCATACACAAGATCCGGGAGCTGCAAATAGTCCTCGGATTTCATAGACACGCATATATCGCTTATCTGCTTATAGATTTCCTCCTCTGCGCCTTCACGGGGCGCATAACTGAATATGGTCGTACGATTCCGCTTATCCGGCACAAAATACATTTCCCTGTACACGCTTATCGTCCTGCCGAGTCTTTTGCCACCATCCAACAAATACACCTGCGCCCATAGGTCGGTAAGTCCGTGGGGCGAGGGCGTTCCTGTCAGTTCCACAAGACGGCTAATCCGCAGTCGTACTGCTTTCATAGCCTTAAACCTTATCGCCTGATGATTCTTAAAACTGCTTGACTCGTCCAGCACCACCATATCAAACGGCCACTTGTGACCGTAGTATTCCACAAGCCATTTTGTGTTTTCACGGTTGATAATATAAACATCTGCCGGAGTTTCGAGGGCTTTTACCCGCTGCTGTAATGTTCCGAGGCACACCTGAATGCGTAAATGCTTTAAGTGTTCCCATTTCTGCGCCTCTTTGCTCCAAGTCTGCTCCGCTACCTTTTTGGGGGCTATCACAAGCACCTTACAGATGCTCCAGCGGTTATATTTCAATTCGTTTATTGCGGACAGGGTTATAACGGTTTTCCCCAGGCCCATATCAAGAAACAGCCCTATGCTGTTATCCGTTATGATCCTATCCACACAATATTGCTGATAAGGATACGGATTAAACTCCATCGGATCCCTCCTCCCTGATCGTCGCCTGATGGGCGACGATGCGTGTAGCATCCTCGATGATCCTCGCCACCTTCGCCTCGGAGTCCACCGTCGAATACACGGTAAAGCCCAACGCCCGGAGTTGCTTATGCACAAGTTCCTGTCTTTTGCGTTCCTTCTTTCCGGGGGCTTTCGTTTCTGCAAGCAGAATATGACCGCCGGGGAGTAGGATCATCCGATCCGGCACACCAGTAAAGCCGGGGCTTTCCCATTTAAGGCACATCCCGCCTATCGCCTTAATGCCTTTCCGTAGCTTGCTTTCTATCGTCTTTTCAAGCACTTAAAAACGCCTCCAATCCGTTGTCGCGCGTATGCGTGTCTAAATCCTGCACTCGAGGGGCGGCCGATCATCCTACTACCACACTACGCACGGTTATATTATTTTCACTATGCTTACGTTGCTTTTCACTGATTCCCGGTTATCCACCGCATCCACGTTTTACTGTGGATTGTCAAAATTCTTTTACCGCTTTTTCCCTCGCACGCGCACGCGCGTATAGACTATTTCGGTTTTGGCAGAATTTGAGAATTTAGGGCGTATATATACTCCCTATTCTCCCTAATTCATATAGTCTATTAGAAATAATTGTTGAATTGTTGCAAGGTACTCCAAACGCTGATTTTATAAGGGTTTCAGCCGTTACAATTATTTGTTGCAAATTGTTACATTTGTTGAC